GGCTAGTTTAGCCCCACATGCGAACGGCCATTTCTGGACGAATCACACCAAAACCATAAAGCACATCAATACGGCAAGGCATACGGTCGTTGTTGATGTCGTACTGACGAACGATACGCATTGAAATGCCGTTGTGGACTTGGCGTGAAGCCATGTCTACGCCTTGAGGCATTAACAGGTCAGCCGTGGCGAACGTGATAGCGTCCTTGTGGTAGACCAAGTTCTGTGGGTACTGGATGCCAGCAGCGCCGATGAAGACAACAGCAGCACCGTTACCTGGCAAGCTGTCCATTGTGGCCAAGGCTTGTGATGCCGAGTACATTGGAGCAACAGTGACGGTACCAGCACCAGAGCCGTCGAGCGTGACGTTAGCAACAGCCACAAACTGGAATAGTGAACCGGTTGATTCACGGGTCTGTGGGTTGACTGCAAACACACCAGCGATGGTGAACACGTCACCAACTTTGATTGTGCCAGCAGCACCAGCACCAGTAATGGCGATGGATGTTGCGCCTTCAACGGTCACAGCAGCTGAAGTCGTGCCGCCGGTAGCGGTACGGGTGCCAACGGTGAACTGCTTGATTGACTGAGACATGTTGATTTCTTCGTAACCCAACACACCCATGCCCATCATGCCGTTCTTGAACTGACGGGAAATGGTGTCGGTGGGGTTGAACAAACCTTTCAAGCCCTCAACCAATCCAGCGTTAGCGGCTGGGTTGACAGTGGCGTAGCGTGGTGACATGACAGCTGCGTTTTCGTTAAGTTTCTGTTGTGCTTGCAACAAAACCAACGAAGTGGCTGGTGTCGTGCCTGGTGTGCCGACTGAGTTAGCAATGCTCAAGAATGAGTTTGCGACGTCAGCGTCAATGCTGGAGGCCAACTGACTGATGCGAGGCTTAAGCACACGCTCAGCGAAGTCGTCCAACTGCATGGTTAGCTCAGCAGATGTGAACTGAACGCCGATGTGCTTTTGGCTGTCGACAGTCAAAGTGGTGAACTGTTCGTTGTCGTCTTGCGCGGTCAAAGCAGCGCCGTCAGTAACCAACGCACGGTCGGGCAGGCGGATACGCAATGTAGAGCCGATTTTAGCGCCTTGGACGGCGAACGAATCGTCGTACTGGCGGTTAACGTTGCGGGTGATTACCAGGTTGTTCTCGAGGATTTCGAGAGACTTACGGGTAATCATGTCGATAGTTAGAATGCTGTTAGCCATGATTTAAAGTCCTTAAAAGTTAGCGGTGTCTAGCTTCCCAATTTTTCCGTTGCCTGTTACGTTCAGCCTCAATCCACTCTGACGTACTCATCTCTTTAACAGCGCGAGGGTCGGTCGTGTCTAAAGTCTTCCCGTTGTTACCGCGAGCGGTCACTGGGGCAATCGGCGCTGGGGCGCTTGACGTTTTCTTGGTGGGCGGATTGTCAGCCAGTTTGGCCTCGATCTTACCCAATTCTTTGGCTTGCAGATAGGGCGACAATTTGGAAATGCGATTGGCTTCTTTCACGTTAGAGCCTAAGAAGTACGCTACATCAGGCCCCACATCGGAAGATCTAATCGTTTCGGCCATCACGTTGGTGATTGGGACGTTCGGATTGTAGGCGACTTGTTCAAAGTCATCGTACTTGTTCCGAGCTTCTTCTTCACGTTCGTGATAAGACTCTAAGATCTGCATCTGCTGCTCTTGAGCTTGCCGTTGCTGCAACAGTTCTACGGCTTTGCGTTCTGCCAATGCTTGCGCATACGCGTCTACCGATTCGAACTGGTCAGCGGGCGGAAGTTCTCGTTGCATGACAGGTTGCTGCTCCTGTCGCATACGCGTTTCTCTTTCCCACTTGCGTTGCTCTCTTGCTAACCGTTTGCTGACAATGGCGTCAAGTTCCTCTTGCGAGAATGACTTGGTGCTTTCTGTCTGCTCTGCTTCCGGCGCTTGTGTTTCTTCAGATTCAGGGGCCGCCGTGGCCTCTTGCTCTGGCGCGGGTACTTCAGGTACTTCCGCTAAGTTTTGAACTTCATCGCTCATTGCTATGATTCCTTAGAATCCCCGGTCTACTGGGCCGGTACAGTATAAATATACAGCTAATTGCTTGATTAAGCTACTAGGGCCGCATTGAATGTTGGGTTACGCCCAAACACGCCGCCTGTTTGCTTAATCATTTGTTTGCTCCGTTATGGATTGGATCAAAATTGTTAAAGGCTGAAGTTGTT